AGTTCTGGGCTGAGCGATATACGGTAAATGCTTCTGGTGCTAATACAATCGCTGAATTGTCATCGAATGTTGTAGCTGTGAAGTTTTTATCCACGTATAGGTCTAAGCCTAGAACGTTGCCTCTGATACTGCCTGTTGATACCTGGCCAGCAGCATTCATTGGCTGAAGAGCCGTAAATACTGGTCGCTTTGTGGTGTCTTGAGCAGAAATCAATGCGCCCCATTGTGCTGGGTTAGCAATGTAGTTCTGTGCGAAATAACCTGTGTTTGTGTAAATTGTACGTGCGCCTTCTGCGGCGAATGCAACAATTCCATCAAGGTCAGCGGTTGTGTTTGTTCCGTTAGCAGATGCTTGGATCAAAGCAGTTAATACTGTCTGATCTAAACGCTTCAAATATGCATACTCAAGTTGCTTTGTAAGCTCGGCATAAAAGTTTGGATCTGATCTCTCGAGCAGTTCCACACTCAGTGTATTCATGCCAGCATACTTAGATACAGTTGCTGACAAATATTGAGTTTCCATGCCTGTATTTGCTACTGCGCCAGCCTCGGCTTCTACAGTTACTTCTGGTGCTACACCCGAACCGCCACCAACGCTAGTAACAAGTGATGGCACATTTATTGTCATGCCTGTCGTTGGAAGTGTTCCTTGTGAACATGCATCAATTGCTGGAGTTCCAAATCGAGTATTAGTTACGAACTCGCTTAGATATTGAGTTGGGCTAAATGCTGGGTTGGTAGCAAATGAGTCATCGGCAGCTGTTACGTATAGCTTTGAGTCTTCATTACCTAGAGCGGCTTTAATCTTATGCTCTGTGTATGCAGCCATTGAAGTAATAGGCGTGCGGATGGTTGTTTGGATAAGTGGTGCTGTAATAATTGGGCGTGCGGCTTCTACTGTAGGAGTAGCAGCCTCTGCCTTTGCTTCTTGTGGCTGTGTTGCTTTGTCTTCCACAGGAGCCTCGCTTTCTTTAGTTTCGATTGGTGTCTCTGCTTCGCTTTCGCTAGCAGCAACTTTAGTTACCTGCGCAGCCGTGAATGCTGGTGATTCGACCAGGCTTACTTCGCGGAGGGTGGCGCTTGTTACGTATAAATACTCTTTCTTCTGCACGGACTTATTTACGTCTACGCCTACTGAAAGGCCGTCAATTAACTGCTCTCCTGCAAGGATTAGTGCGTCTTGGCCTTGCATGCTGGCGCTTATTTTAAAGGAAGCGTAAATGCCGTCTTCGGCTTTGTTGAAGTTTTGCATGCGCCCTATTGGCCTCTCTGGCATATGCTGCATTAACATTTTAACTTTGCCAGGATCGCCTATCTCTATTGAATCTTTAGCGAATGCTACTTTTCCAACTGAAGTGTTGCCCACTTCTTCGTACGGTACGATTTTGCCAGCAATGATCCTGCGCTCGCCGTCTGCGCTTTGTATTTGACTACTGAATGTAAGTTTCATTAGTACTCTCACTTCCTTCTGGGGTCATATCTTCCATTTCTTTAGCTGTGTCTAGGTCAATTAGTCCCAGGGTTAGCATCTTCTCTATTGCTTCTAGTCTCTTCATTGTGTCTGCACGTAAGAAAGACTCCTCGATTGCGAATTTGACGACGTGGCCTCTTGGTGTTATGTCATCCATGCTAAGCCTGTCCTCAATCGCACAAATGAACGGTTGTAGAGAGTAAGCAACGAATTCTTTACGGCCATCAATGATGTTCTGGTACGTCATGCTGTTATTCATGTCGGCGCTGATCATGTAGGCTGGAATATTCATGGCCCTGGCTATTTGTGTGCAAAGGTACTGTTGAGCCTCGTTGTACATCATGTCCTTGGGACTAAATCCTGTAGTTTCATAAGAAAGTGTGCTAGTTAAATAAGCGGTACTTCTATTTAGTCTGCTTTGCTTCCATTGCGCTAGTAATCCAGATACTTGTTGTTCTGGAAGGTCCGCACCTGTATTCTTGATATAGCCCGACGGCATTGGAGTTTGTGCCGATACGGCCGCAGCCTTTTCAATATCTAGTGCGCTTTGTATAGTGCGAGCAGCGGTTTGTAATACGCCTTGTGTCAGGCCTTGGAATGTAATTAGCGAGCCAATACCGCTCATAGGTGCCTCAACACCATCGACATAATAATTATTAACTTCGGTGCCAAATTTATTAGTTGTAAATGTAACTCGGTTATTAGCAACCCATTCAAATCGCGATGGTCTTAAATCATCGGCATACAATTCCGTGACACGCCAGTACGCGATTCCGTAGAAGAGCAAACTATCGACGGTCCATGAGATAGTGACGGATCTTGGCTGCCGATAGTCTGGCTGTTCTAGCCATACAGGAGATGCTAGCTCTTCGCCTGTAGATTTCTTATACAACTCTAAAGGCAGGTAGGAGATTACCCCAGCTATTAAGTTTCTGCAACGGTTGACCGCAGGTACCTGCATGGCGAAGTTGCGATCTAATCCGCCAGGGAAGTTTCCAACGCCTGTAGTGAATGAACCATAGCCATAAGCTGTGTCCATGATGGCAGGGGCGTATTGCGCTTGGACAGATTCAGTTTTTTTATTTATACCCAAAGCAGACAATAGACCCATATGTACATGTTATACCATAAAACGGACTAATGGTGCAAGTTAAACAATAATCTGGGCGGTTCTTTGTGGTTTAGTTAATTCAGACGCCACCATGGCCAAACTAATGGCAGCCGTGACATCGCCAGCGGATTTACGCCTGATTATGCGCCAGCCAGCGTCATTTGTTTTAGCTGCGCAGTTGTTTAGATGCTGTACTAAGTCTGCCTGGCCCGAATGCACCAAACGTTGATTCGCTAAAGCATCAGATAGATCGCTGCACGCCTGGTAGAACGCTTGACCCGATACATCCTGCATACGCCAACCGCTTTGCTCTAATTTAGAGGCTAAAGTCTGTGTAGCGTACTTGTCATAGCAGATAATAGTCGGATGATACTTCCTGGCCCATTCATTTATATCGCTAGCCATTCTAGTTTCATCAACAGCTACTTCGCTCGACCATAACTGCATCAAGCCAACTGCTATCTTGCCGTCTTTCATCTGGCCAGCAACTAAAGCGCCCGATCTTCTAGTAGGAGCAATATCAAACGCCATGATTGTTTGTGGTCCGACAGGTAGTTCTAGATTGCTATCACTACAGGACTCAATAGAACCATAAACCCAGGGGCTGACCGCGCTATCTACCCACTGGCAAAGCATCTCGGTTCGTGTGGCTTCCACGCTATTAGTATTAACCGACTCTTCTAGTGTTTGCTCGGTGATTAGGTGTCCAAGCGCTGGGTTGGCCATAGTCCAGGCTTTACGGTCATGTATTTTGCAGTGTTGTGGGGCGCTGTACTCGTAATAGCCTAAATTGGCTGGAGGATAGGACATACAGCGTTCTTTTAGATCGTTTAGTACTTCGCTAAACCCATCACCAGCATTACTTGTCATTAGGGTCATGGCATTTGGCCTAGCTCGCGTAACAGGAAGCGCAGCGGTAAACGCCTCTTGCGACCATTCTCTTAACTCGTCAAGATAAAGGAAGTCTGCGGTCTTTCCACGAGGTGCGTCTCTTGTAGCTGCTGCAATTTCATACCTGGCGCCGTTTAATAGCGCGATAGACTCCTGGCCGTTTGCTAATCTGATCTGGCGTACTTGTTTAGATAGAAACTCGTTATCTTCTATTGTATAAGCGACTTGCCTAAAGGTATCTAGCGCCATATTACGGTTAGAGGACATGCCTAGTACGTTCTTACTGCCCCACAGGAAGAGATGGCTCAATATAAGCATACGAGCTAGGTGAGTCTTACCATTCTGTCTGGCAACCAGCACCAGCGCCGACTTTTTTAGGAATGTACCGCTTGCGTCTACCGATAAAAGGTCATCGAGTACCCAGCGCTGCCAAGGGATAAGCGGAAGGTTGATCTTCTCGGCTAGATCCGCAACCTCCTGCGCCTTGCTAGCTGTTTTTAATAAAGGCGTGTGGATTCTAGGCTGCGTACTGCCTATTAGTTTTAGCCCCCTTTTGATGGGGATAACTTCTGCATCTTTACTCGTCACTTTGTAGCCCTTCTGGTCGGATAAACGGTGAATCTGGCACTGAACTTATAGTGCTAGGGAGAGATGAGCCTTGAAAGACAGGGGGGGTCGGCGCAGGGCTAAAAAAACGGTCACCTTTAGCGAGATTACACGCACGACATATAGCTGCACAGTTTAAAGGGTCAAAGGTGTCACCGCCTTTAGCGCGTGGCCATATGTGGTCCACCTCTTTAGCCTCACCACCACACGCGTAACATATCCTGCCGTCACGATCAAGCACCATCAATCGTAGCTTCTTCCATTGACTACTACCCATGGCACGTTGGTGTTTAGCCTTCTTGTTTACCACTAATGCCAGCCTTTAAGTTTATAATGATTTAAAGCGTTACACATAGAGCCATACCTATGTAGGTTATATCTAATACCCCAATCAACCTGTTTATAACCGTCTACACTAGCGAGGTACTTAGACCTGCCTTGCGGTATGCCGTGGTGTGAGCCGTTACGTGCGTTAGGGTTCCACCTAGACTCTCTGTAATATAGGTAATCTAAGCAATCAAACTCTTCTAGGTTGTTTAGCTGTATGAAAGCCCATTGACGATAATGATTTGTAGTTTCAGTGACCTGGGAAG